TTGCCGTCGATCGGTCGCTGGGCAATCCCGATAAGCCTGGCTTTGAGGTGTTGCGCAGGCTGGCCGAAATGTATGATGGTTGCACGCTGAACGAGCGCTACTGGCTTGACCTGGTGCCCCGCATGCGGCTGGAGATTCGCCTCAAAAAGATGTACGTGGATCAGGGCGCGGACATCAAGAACTATCAGCAAGAGCATGCCACCTTCATGCGCTTCTGGGAGAAGCCGGACGGCAAACTTGATCAGCATTCCTGGCTGCGTATGGCGCTCATCGAACAGACACAGATTGATGAGCTATATCTCTACAAGAATCGAACTCGCGGGCGCAAACTGCTGGGCCTCTGGGTCATTACCGGAGACCAAATGAAGCCCCTACTCGACGACTGGGGCCGCTTGCCCGATGCGCCCGGATATGCCTACCAGCAATACCCGTGGGGCATTCCAGGATGGCTCTACTCCGAAGACATGATGATCCACTACCGCGAAACCCCGATGGCAAAAAGCCCGTTTGGCTTCTCACGGGTAGAACGAATCATCTTGCGAGTCAATCAGGCGCTGCGCAAAGAGCGGAAAGACCTCGCGCACTTCACCGAGGGCAATATCCCACAGTCCTTTATGACCGTGCCAGAGGGCCTGAACTGGACCCCTGATCAGATCGACGCTTATGAGCAGTCGTGGAATGCGTTGCTTGCGGGCAATGCCCAGCAGCAAATTCGGATGAAATTCCTTCAGCCTGGCATGGAGTACATGAAAGCGGAGGATTACGCGCTGCTCTCCGACTTCGACCTCTTCATTTTCAAGATCGCCTGCGACTCGTATGGCGTGCCACCTACTGAGCACGGCTTTACGGAGGATAGCAACCGCAGCACGGGCGAGAGTCAAGAAGACATGGTGTATCGGCGCACCATTGGGCCGAATGCACAAAGCTACGAAATGATTATGACGCGCTGCATGGCCGAAGATTTCGACGAAGACTTGCACGGCGAGATGTTCGAGGCGCATTTCACTGGCTACGAGGAAGTAGAAGACGAGCAAAAGAAGGCCACGGCGATCACGACCTACACGAACGCAGGTATCCTGGGTCTCACCGATGCCGCCAAACTCGCCAATCTGCCGATTGATCCCGACGCGCCAGTCATTGGCCGCATGATGCTGACCAAGAGCGGGCCAGTCTGGCTTGATGACGTTGCCACGCCGGAGATGCGCCAGGCCCAGCAGCAGGCCACGCTTGCAGGCTATCAGTTGGCGACGAGTCCGCCTGCGCCGGATGCAGGCCAGGATAACGAGGAAGGCGAAGCGAGCAAAGACGAGAACGAACCACCGCCAGCCAAGAAGCCAACGAGCAAGAAAACGCCAGAGGACAAGGCCACGCTGAACCGCCTGGCCGACGTGTTGGAGCGCGCAGAAGAGGCGCTGCGGCTGGCCTATCAGCGGACCACGCCAGAGACGCTGATAGGCCAGCAGGGCGCCTGCCAGTGTGAGGTCTGCACCGAGCGGGCAGGGCAGCCAGTTGACAAGGTGAGGCCACCCTATCACGACGGCTGCGATTGTCAGGCCGTGCCGAAAGGAACGTATGTCAAGAGGGCACAGAGCGAAGCAGAAGCAGCGCAGAGCCGGAGATCGGGAAGTGAAGGCGCTGCTGGAAGAGAAAATCTCACAGTTGCCACCAGAGCAGCAGGCAATGGCGTTGTGGAATCTGGAGCGCCAGGGCCTGATTCGGGTAGCAAAGCCCTATCAGCAGAGTATCGCCGCTGGCGTAGTCGAGCACTTGAGGATGCAAAAGCTGGCCGCGTTCAACGCCCCTTCACCAGCGATCTCATCCCAGAGCGAGAGCACGCAACCCTGACTCGGGCACTCTGGGATTGCAAGACGCCAGAGGAGGTGCGAGACGTTTTCGAGCAGGCGCGTGCCCTGCCAGAGCCAGAGCCGCTAGAGCCAACACGACGCTTGTTGTCAGAGGGATTGCTACCCAGAACGCCTTCTACCGCGTCGGTTATCAAGTATCGGCCAATCACCCGCGCAGTAGAGGATGATGGCAGCCCAAAAGCGCCCGCCGCCAGCAGCTCAGAAGCTGGCGGCAACCTGGAGCCGAGCAAAAGCGTCTGGAAGCTGCGATGGTGACGACGCTGCGCGAGTTGTTCGCCAACTCGCCGCAGCCGAGTTACGAGGACAAGGAGAGCGCTGCGCAGGCGCTGGTCAGCATCATCGAGCAGGCTAAGGCGATCGGGCACGCGCATGCAAGCCAGGACGAATTGGAACGCAGCCAACACGCCTGGGGCGGGAACTTCAGCAGCGCCCTGTCAAGCGCCTGGAACATAGTGAATATGTTCGTCCAGCGCGTTGCCGATTGGTTCGCCGAGCAGGGCGATGATGTGAGCGAAGAGGATATCGCGGCGGAAGTAGATGATCTGGCTGGGCGCGTCGCTGGCTATGAGGTGGCCTCGGCGATTGAGCAGGAAGTGCTGGACGAGCTGGCGGCGCAGGGCGTGGGGAAGATGAAGGTGGTGAATCAGCCTGGTGCGTGTGCGGCATGTGTGGCAAGAGCCAGCGCTGGCCCAGTGCCTGCCAGTGAATTTGTGCCGCCGCCGTATCATGACTACTGCCAGTGCAACGGTGCGCCAGCCGATGAGGAGGAATGAGATGAATTTGACCTATCCGCAGAACCCCGCACAAGGTGCAACCTACGCCGACTTTCTCGCAGTGCTCGAGCGGCTGTGGTATGGCCAGCGCGCAGAACCAGCGCGCATTGAGTTTAACCCGGTGGATGAGTGCTTGATTATTGCCTGGGTGACTACGCCGGATTCAGCAGACGAACTGAAGGCAACAGTTATCGGCATTCGGGCGCTTATCAACCCCATCACTGGAACAGAAATCCCGTTCCCCTTCGATCAGAACGAGCAGGTGGGACTGGGTATTATGCGTTTTCTGGATGATGCCGGCGCGCCATTGGCGTTGCTAGAACTCTATCCGCTGGCAGAAGGGGCAACCACGTGACAGGCTCTTATGAAGACTTACGGCTTATTGCGGCTCAAGACTGGAAAGAGATGAGCGCAGAGCAACGACTGGCAGTCCTGGATTGGAACAAGCGGATTATGCCGCTTATTCGTCGCTACGCCGATACGTTTGAACACCAGCATCCAGAGGTGCATTTGCTCTGCTGCCTTAACCCGATGCCGGTCCTTCGTGCAAGACATCCCGAACTGATGCCGCTCGCCGAGCCACAGGCCACACGGGACGATGAAGCAGTTAAAATCATTCACCTGGCAGCCAACGGCCATGCGCCGCTCCACACCGCCAATCAGGCGCGGGAGTGGCTGAAGAAATGGGAGCAGGAAGGATGATCGAAGCCAGCGCGCCGACGGAACGGCGTATCACCTGCGTGGCTACTGGACACGAGAAGCTGCTGGTGGAAGTGCTGCCGACTGCGCTCAGTGTCTGGTGCCGCATCTGTAAACGCGCTGAGCCAGTGCCGCGGGCGCAGATCGAGCGGATGTGGGCAGAACTGGATCAGCAGAAGCGCGAGAGTGAACTTACGGATTGTGGTATGTCCGTATCTGCAAGTCATCATAGCTAAAGACTGTTAGTATGAACTCAAAGATGGCCTGATACAGTTGCTCCATCTCAAAGCCACGTTTCCCGAACTCGTGCCCGTAGTGACCCATCCGGCAATCGAAAGTATAGGTGCCTGCTACCCAGACCTCCACGCTATGCCCAAACATGTCGCCATGCTCAGGAAAGCGCTGCTCCAGGAAGTCGTGAAACTTCTCATTCAGTTCTTCCAGGCTCTCTTTAGGCAAGATGATTGGACCACTATATCCAGCGTCTATCCTCTGCTGTTGCACTTCAAACCCAATATTTAAGCCCATCCTTGCTATCCCTCCTCTCGCCGTATTCTATCACCTCTTGCGTTGCAGCCACGTCATATGCTACACTTGGTAGCAGAATTACAGCGCCAGTGAACCAGCTTCTGAGGCCGAATCCCACAGCGGGATTGCGGCCTCTTCGTTTGTGCCGCATCCCTCATGAGGCGCACGGATGCGAACACTTCAGCAGGACTTCGAGGCCGAACTCACCCGCCTTCTTGCCAGTGGTCTGACCCAAGAAGAAGAGACCATTGCGCGCCGCTACTACTCCGACAAAGAACGCGAGTCCATGGATGAGTCAGATTTCTGTGGGCCTCATCGGACGTATCCGGTGAAAACGCAGGAAGATGTCACCAACGCCGCGCGCCTCATTGGGCATGCTGACAGCCCCGAGTCGGTCAAGAAGTGTGTCATCGGCAAAGCCAAGACACATGGCTGGTCAATCCCCGATGCGTGGCAAGAAGAAGGCAAGAAAGCCGAGGAACGCGCTATGACTGCGCAGCAGACACTAACCCGCGCTGCCAACCACGAGCCGATGAAAGGCAAGCATTCGCATTCTCATCCGGCCTATGGCAGCCAGGGTGATGATGGCAACCACGAACATGATCACGAGCATGGCAAGAGTGGCGAACCAGACAACAACCACGAACCGTCAGACCAGCACGAGCACCAGGATGCTGCTGAGCGGACCGCAGAGGGAACTATCAACGCCGTCGCGGGCGAGCACTTTTCTCTAAGTTTCCCGATCGTGCGCTCTGACCCGAAAACGTGGGCTGTCGGGGGCACCTGTACGGCAGAGCGCCCGGATCGGCACGGGACGATCTTTTCGTATGAGGGCGCAAAGGGCGCATTTGAGCGCTGGTCGGGGAATGTCCGCGAGCAGCATGACGGCAAGCGCGCCGTTGCGAAGCGCCTCGCTCACAACTTTGACGATGAGCACCAGGAAGTCTACCTGGAAGCCTTTATCTCCAAGACGCGCCCGGATACCTGGGAGCGCGTGAATGAAGGCATTCTGAACGACTTTAGCGTCAGCGTCATTCCTGCTGACGAGTATGGGATGGACCCGCGTAAGTGGCCGAAGAAGGAATACAACGGCAAGATGTATCCTTATCTGCCGAAGTATGACTATGCGGAAATCTCCCTGGTCGATGCTGGCTCTCTGCCTGGCGCACACTTCGTTCCGCTGATGCGCGCCGATGGTAGCTATACCGAAGACCTGGCCGACCTCGAAGAAGAAGCGCCAGCACCTGCCGCGCAGCCCCTGGAGCGCGCAGGCAAGCCGATCAGCGCAGCCAATCGGGCCAAAATCCACGATGGCATCGCGCATACCTTGATGGCTGCCAAGTCCCAGATGCAGACCTGCGCCGATGCAGGCTGCGAAGACTGCGCTAAGGCCGTCAAGCAGTTGGACCCCGACGACGACGATGATATCGACGCTTTCGGGGGGAGTTTCGGCGATACCGATGGCGACGCGGCTAGCCTGTATGGGAACGGCGATGATGAGATGGACCGCGCCGTTGCCGCCGCGCTAGAGCGCGTGCTGCCTGGTGCCATCGAGCACCTGCTCAGCCCGGTTTATTCACGCTTGCAAGGCATCGCGGGCGCGCTTGCCCGTAGTCATGCCTCCTCTGATACAACCACATTCGAAACCGTGGTCACTGGCGCAATCACACGCGCGGTGGAAGCGGCGACTGCTGCACAGAAATCAAGCCTTGACGAAGTACGCGCTGATGTGTCGGCGGTAAAAGGTCAGGTTGAGAAGATCGCAGAGACGCCCGTCCCTGGCGCCCCGGTGCAAAACACTGGCGTGGCACCGCGCCCCGTCGAAAAGCGACTCCCTGACGAATACCAGTATCAGCCTCCCCAGCGCTATGGAAGCGCCGTCGCGGATGCGATTGGCCGCATGAGCGAAGCCGGATGGCTCGATACCCCTGAAAGACAAGCCGATGCGATGGCCGCTGGGCTGATAGCGCAGCGTGCCGGGAGATAAGTTCATGCCTGTAGCAACAGAAGAGCAAATCAGAGCACAATTGCCACCTGACGCACAAGTCAGCCGGGGCAATACCGGGCGCGAGATTGCTGGTGTCATTGACGAGAGCCTGGGCGGCGAGCAAGATATTCTGCTCAACCAGGCGCGTTTGGCGGCTCGCGCGCGTCGTGGGAGGATGTACGAGGGCGGCAGCGACTTCCCCGATGAGTTTGTGCGTCAGCATGTGCTGCGCACCGATAAAGGCTTTGTGGCGCGCTCGGTGAGCCAGGAAACCATCAATGCCTTGATGTCCGGCCAAGTCAACCGTGATCAGCAGTACGTCGGCAACAATGCGGACTGGACTGGCTACTACCTGGAGCCGCTCGCCAAGTTTGTGGTGCCCTTTGACACCCCCTTCCGCAATATGCTGCCGCGCACGCCTTCAGTCGGCATCGACATGGAGAACTGGCGCGCGATCACCAGCGTCTTCAACGGCACTGGCCCAGCCGTAACGAGTTTCATCCTCAACCAGCAGAGCGCGCCACAAAAGGCGCAATACGTCTGGGTGCCTAAATCCAACCTGCTGCGCCAGATCGCATGGTCGGATATCGTGACTGATGAGAGCGAAATCTACGGACGCATGTTTGAGCCGGATGTGCGGGCCAAGGTGGCCGCAAAACTGGCGCCGGCGCTCATGGTCGGTCAGGAGACCTGGTATCTCAACTCTGCGCAGAATATGTGGAGTCCGCCGATTCCCAATGGCGTGAGTCAGGCAGCCAGCGGTGGCAATCTCTCCAATGCGACGTACTGGATTATCGTCACCGCGACGAACGCCAACGGAGAAACGTTGGCGTGGAGCATTTCGCCCAGCAGCAGCAGCGTGCCAGGTGCCGCATCGATCACCCTGAACGGCGGCGGCTCTTCTCAGACGCTCAGCTTCAACCTGATGCGTATTCCCAATACCATCAGCGGCGGGTCTGGCGTCACGGGCGGCTGGTCTTATCACGTCTACATTGGTATCGGTTCGACGCAGCCAGCCAACAGCGCGATGTGGTTGCAA